TAAGTAGTATTAAGGATTACTAAAGAATTAACTAGAGAAGTAAACTAATGGGTAATACTACATTAGTACTACAGGAGGACTTATGACTACTAAAGTTAGGCGCTGGAATCCTGTAGCCAAACACGACCACAACAAAGGAGGTGTACACAAGGACAAAAAGAAAGATGCCAAAAAGTACCGCTCACGTAAAAAAGGGTTTGACAAAGACTCAAGAACGTGAGATACTATAGGTGTTCCTGCGGGAACTGTTTAAAGAGAGAGAACACGCCTCACCAAATGCACATCGGTCTGAGAGGGGACAACCAATAGGCACTCTCAGCTTCTTTTGACTGTAGACGTACAGGGAAGATTGAAGCAAAGAGCGGGCTGGATTTAACCACCAGTTACGGCTAGGTCCGATTAGGATGCTAGTGCGGTGTGCATCTGGGGAGGCGTTAGTAACTCCCTACCATCAACAACGGAGATTATTCCATATGTCAAGTCAAGTTATCGAAGGAACAGTAAACTTCAGCAACGTCACTCAGCACGATGTGTACAACGGGCAGTCTACTGGTGCGTTCAGTATGACTATCACCATGTCTGAAGACGATGCGTCAGCCCTATCATCCTTGGGTGTAAAGATCAAGGAATACGAGGGTAACAAGCAACGCAAATTCAAGTCGAAGTACGATATTGCGCTGTTTGATGCTGAAGGCAACAAGTACAGCGGGGAGGTTCCGTATAACTCCCGTGTACGTCTGAAGTACAAGACAGGTCCAGCACACCCTGTGCATGGCACTCCTACCTATCTGGAAGCAGTCAAGGTGCTAGAGGAGGCTGATGCCCCCGAAGGTGCAGCAGACTTCTAATGGGTGATAAATTCTTATACCACGATGAGTGTCCCAAATGTGGTAGTAAGGATAACCTTGCCGTCTACTCTAACGGGGGGCGGCATTGTTTCTCCCCAGATTGCGACTATCACGTAAACGGAAACACAGGAGAGGAGATAGAAGTGTCTACACCTAGTAACCTACACATGGGTGGCGTAGTGTCTGCCATACCTGACAGGAGGCTGTCTGAGGCAACGTGCAAGCGTTATCAAGTCACAGTGCAGTATGCCCCTGACGGTACGATTGAGTCACACTACTACCCCTACCATGACAAGGATACGGGTGAAGTAGTAGGAGCAAAGAAGCGGGTAGTAAAAGCCAAGCAATTTAGCGCATCAGGCGACCACAGTAACGTGGGTTTGTTCGGTCAGAAGCAGTGTAGAGGAACTGGTAAATTCTTGACCATTACAGAGGGCGAGCTAGATGCTATGTCTGTCTACGAGATGTTCGGACAGAAGTACGATGTAGTGTCGCTACGGGCCGGTGCATCTAGCGCATCAAAGGAGATTAAGCAGAACCTAGAGTGGCTGGAAGGCTACGATAACGTGGTCATTTGTTTTGACCAGGATAAGGCAGGAGAATTAGCACTAGAGCAGATCAAGGATCTGTTTAGCCCTAACAAGCTGAAGATTTGCACACTGCCCCTAAAGGATGCCAGCGAGATGCTCGTGGCAAACAGGGTGCAGGAGTTTACGCAGGCTTTCTGGGACGCCAAGGTGTATCGCCCTGACGGAATCATTGCAGGTAACGAGACATGGGACAAGCTGGTTAGTAAGCGGCAGGTACAGAGTATACCGTACCCGTGGGATGGACTAAATGAAATCACAAGAGGACACAGGCCCTACGAACTTGTCACTATCACAAGCGGTAGTGGTATGGGAAAATCCCAGTTTATCAGAGAACTTGAGTACGATCTGCTTCAGCGCACAAACTCCAACATTGGTGTACTTGCACTGGAAGAAGACGTTGCAACGACAGCTTTGGGAATTATGTCGGTGGCATCATCTAGGCGACTGCACTTGGAGGAAGACACGCCTGTTGATGAGCTTAGACCTCATTGGGAATCGACGATGGGGTCTGGACGTTATTACCTGTTCGATCATTGGGGGTCAACGTCAGCCGATGAGCTTCTTTCAAGAGTACGGCACATGGCAAAAGCCTGCGACTGCCGATATATCATCCTCGACCACTTGTCAATCGTGGTTTCTTCTCAAGAGAACGGGGACGAACGGAAAGCTATAGACGAGATTATGACCAAACTACGTACACTGGTGGCAGAGACAGGCATCACCCTGTTCCTGGTGTCACACCTGAGGCGTAGCTCTGGTACTGCTCACGAGGACGGTGGACGCATCAGTCTACAGGACTTACGTGGTAGCCAGAGCATTGCTCAACTATCAGACATGGTTATAGGCATGGAACGTGACCAGCAGCACACTGACGAAGACATCAGGAACACAACGACTGTACGTGTCTTGAAGAATCGTTACTCTGGTGAAACCGGACCCGCTTGTTGGTTACGATACGATAAGTTTACAGGACGCATCCACGAGTGCGCTAACCCTACGCCACCGGAGACAGAGTTTTGAATCTAGTTTTCTGTGACATAGAAACTGACGGACTAGACGCTAGTGTCATCTGGTGTGCTGTCTGCCGACACAACGGCGAATCGGAGGTAATTTGTAATGAGCAGGACTTCAAGGATTATGTTCAACGTAAAGCGGAAGCTAAATTCGTATTCCATAACGGAATTGGTTTTGATGTCCCTGTGGTTAAGCGTCTTTGGAACTTTGATTTCCATAGGGATATGGTCGTTGACACTCTAGTACTATCCAGACTCGCAGAGCCTAGTCGGTCTGGTGGTCACTCTCTACGGAATTGGGGCAACATCCTGGGTTACGCTAAAGGTGACCATAGTGATTGGAGCCAGCTTACTCCTGAGATGATTGATTACTGCATCAGAGATACCGAAGTCACTGAGGCTGTGTACAAGAGGCTACAGGTAGAGCTACAAGACTTTTCTCAGGACAGCATTGATCTGGAGCATCAGGTACAGTGGATCATACAGGAGCAGGAGCGCAACGGCTGGTTACTGGATCAACGACTGTGCCACACACTGTGCGCCAAGTTTAAGGAGCGTATGTATGAAATTGAAAGTGATCTACAGGCGCTTTTCCCGCCGATTGTTGAGGAGCGATACTCAGAGAAAACAGGTAAGCGGCTTAAGGATAAAGTCACTGTATTCAATGTTGGTTCACGGCAACAGGTTGCGGAACGGTTATCAGCTAAGGGCGCAGTATGGACGGAACTCACTCCGACAGGCAAACCGATGGTTGATGAGAAGACGCTTAAAGAGAATAGTCATGTACCCGAAGCGGCACAAGTCTTGGAGTACCTCTTGCTCCAAAAGCGATACGCACAGGTCAATTCTTGGATAGAACACGTACAGGACGATGGCAGAGTACACGGTAGGGTCACAACAAACGGTGCAGTTACAGGACGCATGACGCACCGAAACCCAAACATGGCACAGGTTCCGTCAGTGAACTCTGAGTACGGAGAGGACTGCCGTAACTGCTGGATTGTGCCTGAGGATCGTAAGCTGGTCGGTGTTGATGCCAGTGGTCTAGAACTACGGATGCTTGCTCACTACATGGGCGACGAGGAGTTTACAAATGTCTTGCTTAGAGACGACATTCACACCAGAAATCAAACTGCTGCAGGACTTGCAACAAGACCTCAGGCAAAGACTTTCATCTACGCTTTCCTCTACGGAGCAGGAGATGCCAAAATTGGAAGCATCGTCGGAGGAACTGCGCGAGATGGCAATGAGCTTAGGACACGCTTTCTACGAAATACACCTGCTCTTGAAACTCTACGAGAGCGAGTTGGACAGGCGTCTAGGAAGGGCTACCTCAGAGGAATTGATGGACGAAAACTCTGGGTTAGATCAGAGCATAGTGCATTAAATACGCTCCTGCAGGCCGCTGGTGCTATCATTATGAAACGTGCGCTGGTACTGCTGGATGACTACGCTACACAACACAAGATTGACTACAGATTCGTGGGGAACGTACATGACGAGATACAATCGGAGGTGGCTTCAGAACAAGCAGAGAAATTCGGCTGGCTCGCAGTCGAGTGCATCAAGGCGGCTGGCATTTCTTTTGAACTCAGATGCCCCCTTGACGGAGAGTACAAAGTTGGAGACACATGGACAGAGACACACTGAGGACACAAGTATGCGTATTAAAAAACAGGCGAGTTACCAAGAGATAAACGGTAACCTGTACTACACAGGGTGTAAAGACGGGGGAGTTAGAACCGCAGAGGCTCACCACAAAAAAAACACTAGTAGAATGTTTGTAAACGGAAGATATATTCCTAAATCACACCCGTTGCACAAACCAGGAAGATACAAGACGTTTACAGACGCAGCTTTTGATAGTCTATCGAAGTACGAACTGAGTCGTGAGGGACAGGTGTACATTATTACCAACCCTAACTTCCCTGAGTGGGTCAAAGTAGGCATGGCTGTGGACTCAGAGGATAGACTCAACGGTTATCAAACATCGTCACCCTTTAGGGACTATTCTCTGTTCTCCTGCTGGTCTGTTGCTGACCGACGATCTGCTGAGTCAGAAGCCCATGCTTTACTGGAGAAATCTTTTGACCGCAAAGGCGAGTGGTTTAATTGCACACCAAAGCAAGCACAGTCATCTATGTCTGAACTAATGGAGAACCATAAATGAATGACATTTACAGGCTTGTAGATGACATTTACAAGGTAGTCTCTAGTAAAGAGGTTCCTGATGATGTTGACCTCTACGAAGAGATCGAACGGTTCGGCGAGAACTGCAAGCGCCTCATGTCTAACCTGTTTACAGAGAAACGTGACGGACGCAGGCTGCGAATGTCAAACATTGGTCGTGATGATCGCTACCTGTGGAACGTGGTGAACAACCCTGACGTACAAGAGGAAATGACTCCTAACACGTATGTCAAGTTTATGTACGGGCATCTGATCGAAGAGATGCTCTTGTTTCTAACCAGAGTCTCAGGACACGAGGTGACAGATGAGCAAAAGAAATGTGAGGTGGGAGGCATCACTGGCTCTATGGACTGTAAAATTGATGGTGTTGTCACTGATGTTAAAAGCACTTCCACTTTTGGGTTTAAGAAATTCAAGGACGGAAGTCTCGCTTTTGATGATCCGTTTGGATACGTTGCTCAAATTAAAGCGTATGCACATTCTGAAGGGGAAAGTACGTTTGGTTGGTTAGCTATGGACAAGCAGAACGGACACCTAACGTACCTGATGTACGACTCTGAGGACACGCAGGCTCCTGTGTACGAGAAGATTGGTTACGATATAGAGGAGCATATTGAACGTGTAAAAAAGCTAGTGGAGCAGCCAGACGCACCGGAGCATTGTCACGAAGTCGTACCAGACGGCAAAAGTGGCAATCAAAAGTTAGCCGTTGGTTGTTCTTATTGCCCTTATAAGCACACCTGCTGGCCAGGAATACGTACATTCCTGTACTCAAGTGGTCCCAGATACTTAACAGAGGTGGTCAATGAGCCGAAGGTCGCGGAAATCCAAAATAGGTAACTTTAGATCGGAGTTTGAAAGAGATGTCGCAACACAATTACAGCCATTTGGCTTTGACTATGAACCGTACCAGATCCCGTACAGGATCGAACGCAAGTACACCCCAGACTTTGTGTACGAACTTAACGGACGGTCGTATCTCATTGAGTGCAAAGGATATTTTAGAGCAGGAGACACCCAGAAGTATCGCTCAATCGCTAACTGCCTTGGAAGCAATCAAGAACTTATCTTCATACTTATGAAGCCTAACCAGAAAGTAAGCAAAAGTACCAAAAATACTATGGCTCAATGGTGTGACAAACATAACATTTTATGGTATAATATAGATACTCTTAAGGAGTTAGTTGATTATGTCTCTGACACTAGACGAAATTAAGGAGCGTCTGTTGCAAACTTATGACCCCGACGATCTACTGGAAGCACTACAGATTTCATCTGAAGAAATCCTGGATAGGTTTGAAGACAAGTTGTTACGCAAACTAGACGAGTTTCAAGAGGATTTGGAGGAAGAAATCTATGAGCAATGAGTGGACAGACTACACCAACAAATCTCTGGATGACGCTACTCCTAAAGAGTGGGACAAAGTAAGCAAGACAGCCACAGGTAAACTGGCTCATCCTCAGGACACTCATAACCCCGTGACTCAGCCCGATCACTACAACAAGGGAGCCATCGAAGCCATTGAAGCAATCAAGGCGTCCATGCACCCGCAGGAGTACAAGGGCTATCTCAAGGGGAACTGCCTGAAGTACCTCTGGCGCTACGAGTACAAAAACGGTGTAGAGGACTTGCGGAAGGCTAGGGTCTATCTGGATTGGTTGATTAAGGAGATTGCCTTATGAAAGTCATAGAGGGGGACTTTGGTAAAAAGAAAGAAGACAAAGGGGTCATACCCACTACTGAGTTTTTAGCAGCGTTTGCCCTGAAAGCAGCAGACTACGAAAAAGACGATAGGGACGTTAAAGCCATTGTTTTGATGTACGAGGACGGTGGAGTATTTGAAGTAGCCTCTAACGAACAGTACCCTGATGGTGTGTTTATGCTCCTGCACATGAGCGCACACGCAATACTAAACGAGACACTAGGAGTAACAATATAGATGGACGCATATCAACAATACATTCACAAGTCAAGATACGCACGTTACCTACCAGAAGAGAAGCGGCGCGAGACTTGGGAGGAGACAGTAGGACGTTACGTAGGCTTTTGGGGAGACTCACTACCGGAGAGTGACCGTAAAGCGGTATACGAGGCTATCCACAATCTCGACGTAATGCCTTCCATGCGGGCGCTAATGACAGCAGGTGAGGCGCTAGAGCGTGACAACGTAGCTGGGTTTAACTGTAGCTACCTACCTATAGACCACCCTAAAGCCTTTGACGAACTGATGTACGTCCTGCTATGCGGAACAGGCGTAGGCTATTCTGTGGAGCGTCAATACATACAGAAACTACCGGAAGTTGCGGAGGAGTTCCATGACACAGACACAGTTATTAATGTGGCAGATTCAAAGATTGGATGGGCGAAATCGTTTAGGGAGTTGGTATCGCTGTTGTATTCAGGTCAAGTTCCTCAATGGGACGTTAGCCGAGTACGACCTGCGGGTTCCGCGCTCAAAGTTTTTGGAGGTAGAGCAAGCGGTCCAGAACCTCTGCTCGACTTATTCCGATTCACTGTGGCACTTTTTCGGGAAGCGGCTGGAAGAAAACTTAGCTCCATTGAATGTCACGATCTCTGTTGCAAAATTGCTCAAATCGTCGTTGTCGGAGGAGTCAGAAGATCAGCCCTCATCAGTCTCAGCAACCTCACAGATGACAGACTGCGACGATGTAAGCACGGTCAGTGGTGGGTAGATGAGCCTCAGCGTGGTCTGGCGAACAACTCAGCCTGTTACACAGAGAAGCCTGACTTTGAGGCGTTCCTAAACGAGTGGACAAGTCTATATGAATCAAGATCTGGTGAACGAGGTGTCTTTAGCCGAGTGGCAAGTCAAAAGCAAGCTGAAAAAAACGGCAGACGAGATGCTACCTTTGATTTTGGAACTAATCCGTGTAGCGAAATCATCCTCAGACCCTATCAATTCTGCAATTTATCAGAGGTTGTTGTCAGGCATGACGATACACTCGCAAGCCTCAAACGGAAAGTACGTGTTGCGACAATACTTGGAACTCTACAAGCTACCCTGACAGACTTCCGATACCTGCGTAACATCTGGAAGACTAACACGCAAGAAGAAGCACTGCTGGGCGTATCCCTGACGGGCATCATGGATCACCCTCTGCTCTCTGGGCGTCAAGATAAGGCAAAACTAAAGAAGTGGCTAACGGAGATGCGTAATGAAGCTATCGTCACTAACGAACAGTGGGCTAAAAAGCTGGGTATTAATCCGTCTACAGCAATTACTGCAGTTAAGCCTAGTGGCACTGTTAGTCAGTTGGTCGATAGTGCTAGTGGCATCCATCCTAGGTATAGCAGTCAATATATTCGGCGGGTTCGGGCAGACTCTCGTGACCCACTTTGCTCTGTCCTAGAGGCCGCTGGTGTCCCTGTGGAGGACGATCTAATGTCCCCTAGTACACGGGTATTCAGCTTCCCTATAGCGGCTCCTGAGGGCGCTGTGACAGCCTCAGAGATGGGTGCTATGGAGCAGCTAGAGCTATGGGAGATATATCAGGACTACTGGTGTGAGCATAAGCCGTCTATGACCTGCTACTACCGTGATGATGAGTTCCTGGAGGTAGGACAGTGGCTGTACAACAAGTTTGACAAGGTATCTGGAATTTCTTTCCTACCTTACTCAGACCACACGTACCAGCAGGCTCCTTACGAACCTGTGGATAAGGCTACCTTGAAAGAACTTAAGAAGGGTTTCCCTACAGAGATATCGTGGGATATTGAAGAGGCCAGCGATATGACTGAAGGGTCACAACAACTGGCCTGCACAGGTAACAACTGCGAGTTATGACATAAAGAAGATAGAGTAACCTCTGTCGTTACTGCCTACGTCCTCTGGCTTCTCTTTAGGGTCATGGGACGTAGGTATTCCTTCAGCCTGCATCTTCTTGATGCGCTCTTTTGACTTCTGGCACATACTGTGGTAGTCAATAGATGTGTAGCTTACTGTGTGCTTATCGTCGTTCATTGCTCACGCTTCCTCATATAATTTCTAAACTCTGCCTGCTCTTCTTCAGTCATATCGTCCATGACGCTACCAATAATGCTTACTGCGGCGGCTTCCATAGCGCCACTATCCTTAAACTTTTTGCTATTAAAGGCTATGAGCCTGTTTACGTGAGCAGGATTTAACGCAGCCTTGGCAAGAAAAATAGGGGTTGCTAGAATTGCTATAGCACCACTCGTCCCCATCCCCACTGAGGCAGCACCTTGAGCAAACGTCCCTATTAAAGACCTACCCGCTTGGTATTCTTTTCCTCTTGCGGCTAGTTCACCGATGTTTCCTGCTGGCTTAGTAGATGCTTCTGCCATCAAGTTAATAAGTTGCTTAACTCTGGGAAAATCAGCGCCGAGAACGGCCCTAAATCTTTCTTGTTCTACATTAGAAGAAAGCCGCCGAGCTAGGGTTCTGTATGTATCAATACTGAATGTTTCTGTCGCTAAGTCTGGAAACAGATTCTGTAAGAATCCCTTTTTTAAAAGAGACTCCGCTTCTTGGTAAGCCATGAACGGCCCTGCGGTTTTTCCACCAGACTTTTCAATTTGATTAAATGCCTCTCTTAGACTTTTCTTAAACGCCACAATTTGACTAGCGTTTCCCGCGCCAAGGAGAGTACTTCCTAGGGCAAAATAGTTATCTTTATTTGCTTGCCTTACAAAGTTAGAATTAATCTCAGGCAACAATCCCTGAAAGCCCGCAGCGTAGCCTTCTTTCAGTGTTTTGTATTGAGAAGCTAACGCAGGATCTACTTTTTGTAAGGCGCTATAAGTTGCGTTCCTCATTTCTTCAGCTAACTGTGCCAACTGGCGTTCTGCATCAGGATTATACGATTTAGTTCCTGGCGTACCAAATTTTTGGCGAATTTGTGCAGTCATCTGTTTATCTAAGATAATCAGAGCATCTAGGCCTACACCTCTTGCTAGATTATTTCCCATCATGGGGCGCAAGTTTTTCTCAATAAACTTTACAGCTGCTGGGTCTAAATCCACAATACCGTCTTTAGTTCTTGTAACCAAAAATCTATCTATTGACGAAATATGCTTTCCCACGCCAAAACGAGCGCCTGAGGGTGCTAGTGCTGCAAGTTCGTCTAGGCCGTCCCCGTAGTTTTTTGAGAGAGCCTGCTTTCCTGCGTCAATAACACCCATAAGGCTTTGTGCTAATTCCTCAGGAGAACCAGACGAGTTTACGCTTAGTCTATTTACAACCTCGTTTAATCCGTCTTGGGTGGCCTCGTTTACCAAGCGGGCGTTTTCCTCAAATCTACCGCCAGATAGTATCCCTATTCTTCCAATTTTTTCTGAAATTAGCTGTAGACCAGTAGCCCCTACCTGTGAAGGAGTAAGCGTAGCGCCCCCCTCCTCAAGTATTTCTTGAGAAGCCTTTAATGACGCTTGAGTACCTACTGCTGGTTCTAGCTCCTTAATCATTTGCTCTGCGGCTTCTTCGGGCGTAAACCCTAACTTTTTCTTAGCCAAAACGTAAGCAGGCTTAAGAACTTTACCAGCCGTTAAAGTAGCTACGTCAAATCCTAGGGATATTGCGGCCTCTTTCATAGCTTCTGCATAGTTAAGGTCTTCGCCTTTTAGCTCGTCAGAAGCAAGAGAGCCTGCACCAGTTCCTATAGCACTTAGAAGCATAGAACCTGCCATAGCCCCGACAGGACCAGCGGGTGAGCCTATTATTGCTCCCAAAACACCGCCGCCGACTCCACCAGCTAACTCTAAGTTTTCTTTTAAGTACTGACCAACATCCGCAATAGACGTACCATCTCCGGTAGTCCCTACCGTAGACCCTCGCTTTCTTTCATTAGCAACTGAATCAGGCTCTAATGTAGGGTCTGGTGTAGGGTCTGGTGTAGGAACTTGTGTTTTGGGGGACACTTCAAAATCATCAAGTGTGGCCTTCCCCGCAGAAATAAGCCTATCCTTTAACACCTCTTGACTTGTTCCTACGGGTACATTTTGAATCTGCAACCCACTAGGTAAAGTAACAGTGTAAGTTTCCATTTTTTATCCTTGAGTTGGCAGGTCGTTATAGTCTACTACGTTTTGTTCTGTTTTTTCTTCTTCTGTAGGATACATACGATCTAGTGACATATTATAATCGTCAAAAGAATCTGCTCTCCGCATTAGATTAGCTTTAACAATAGTTTCTTTAACTTTTTTCTGGAGTTGCATCAAAATTCTTCTGTTAGCGGGTCCACCCCTTTTCATGTCGTTGTACAAGCCCACAATAGCTTCTCTTTCGCCCTCACTAATAACACCGCCAAATAAAGGCTTCAAGCGAGAAAACATCAACTCGCCTACTAGCATTTCGTATTCAGCAATGTCTGGGTCTTGGACACCAAATTCTGACCGTATTGTGTTTACAACAACCTCTGGAAGACCCTGAGATTCCATTGTCTCTAACGCAGCCACAGCGTCATCTAAGATGCGTGATTGCGACATTAACTCTGGAAGTTGTGCGGTAGCTTCTACTTTTAAATCAGCAAATTCTTGTTCTGCTCTAACATCTCCAGCTATTCCTGGCTTATCAAAAGCACCAGCACCAGTTCTTTGGCTTATGATAGTAACATCCCCTACTGGTTTGTCTGGAGCATCACCAATAGGTACATATTTTATAACAGGCGTGGCGGCAGGATTATTAATGTCTTGTATGCTGTACTGAGTAAACTTATTACCTTTTGAGTCCCTTATAATAACTTCGTCAGATTTGCGGTAATCATCATCCCCTGTTTTTCCTTCTCTTGCTTCAACAGCCTTTAAAGCTATTTCCATTGCTTCTTCACGAGACACATCAAAGGCTTCAGCCATGCCTAAATAACCACTTTGTTGTTTCTGGTCAAACACGTTAAATTTAGGGTTATTAGCCAAGGCCATTAATTCGCCTTTGCCCCTGCCCTCTACTTTTCCGGTAGCCGCCTTAGCCGCATCAAAGAACAACTTAGCTATGTCGTTGTTGCCCTCTGAGGCGTACTTCTGGCCCAGAGAGTTTAACTGTGCAGGGTTTTTAGCGTTTTGCTGGAGCAACTGCTGTACTTCTTGAGCAGTCTTTTCTTTTGCTCGCCTGTCGATGTTTTCTACTACCCCTGTACCAACACCAGTTATCAGGCCTCCGATCCCTTCACCAAAATTTTCAACCCCTTGGCTAATCCGTTGCCCAATACTCTGACCGCTTCTGGCAAGCATACCGCCAATGTCATAGTTTCTAATAGTCATTGCTTGCGCTCCTTAAATTAGCTTTGAGTAGTTTACTGTCAGATAGCCGTGATCGCCACGGATAACCGCTTCTGGCATAACTTGCTGAACCTCTTGAGCAAGGACACCAACCGTAGGAGTATCACCAGCAAGGCGCTTGCCTTCCTCAGTCCAATCCCAAGTGTACAGGTTGATACCGCTGTCGAGAGAACCTACTTTAGTGATGTTATCTTTCAATCTAATATCGCTAAATGGAAGTTTCTTTATGATTTCTTGGGCAATGCCGCCTGTTGTTCCAGTTATTGACCCAAGCAGTCCTCCAGCACCGCCAAACATTGAGCCGTACAACTCGCCCAACGCAGCCTGTTGTCCTACGCTACCAGAGAGGTTAGCCAGAGCAGTTTCAAGATCGTATTCACCCTGCTGTCTACTTGCCACATCAACCATACTAGCAACATCAAGAGAAGGAGCAAAGGAAGACAACAGTGCCGCCTGTGGTGCGTAGCTCTGTTGCAAGAACTGACCGCCCAAGGACGCTTGTTGTGCCTGCTCTGCTTGTGCCTGTTGCATCGCACCCAGCATTGCTTGGTTTCTAGCTTCAGCCTGTGCTTTTTCCATAGCAAACGCTTCAGGAGTACCACCAAACATATTGGTTTGAACACCAAGGCGTCCCTGATTCATCAGGCGCTCTTCCAGCATTAGACGCTGACGTTCTTCCTCAGGAGACTGTGCAGCCCTAATTCGCTGATAAATGTCCTGCTCACGTTGTGCCATAGGGCCTGCTGCTTGACTATAGAAGTTCCCAGCGCCTTCAAACAACTGCTGTTGCATTACCTCCTGTTGAGGGTCTAACGTAAACGTAGTCCCTTCTGGACCGCCTGTTACACCACCAACGCTAGAAGCAACCGTAAAGGGCTTAAACGTCATATCAGGGGACGCTATCTGCGGCAGATCAGTAGTATACAGTCCCTTAATTTCTGAAGGAATTTCGTTATATAAATCAGCCGCGAAACCCCCTAAAAGATCACTTAGGATTCCCATTAGTAAGTACCTCCATCAATCGTGACGGTATCGGCACTTCCTAAGTCAACAACCACATTACCTGTAATTGTTAGATTTGGCACTGTCACCGTTCCAGTAAAAGTAGGAGAAGATAAGTCAGCCTTAGTTGCGCTTGCTGTTACAATCGCGTTGAACTCAGTATCAAACTCACTACCACGAATAACTTTGCCACTATCTCCAGAAGGTAAACTGTCCTTAGCGGTAAAGTTTGTTGTCTTTGTATAATTGCTCATACTGTTTTACCTATTAATGCTAATACGTTAATTTCTTGGAGAGATAAAGCAAAGCCGTTTATGTCAGCCTCCATGCCAATAGTTATCACACTACCGTTCCCTGTGCCTGCCACCGCGTTTTTAGTGGTCAGTTCTCCACCTGTATATTCACCTATATTAAACTCATCCACCGCATAAAATGCTGGCGTTTGGTTACCCACATTAAAACTGTACGTCTTAAAGGCTGTCCCAAAATCGTAAGCCCACTTCATAAATACTGTAGCGCCAGAAGCACCAACAATCGTGGGTCTAACTTTTTTTAGCAGTTTAATTTTTGCAGGCTCACCAAAAGTTAAGCCGGGGCTATAATACCTAAAGCGGTACGGAGATGTATTATCCTTATAGCCCGCATACGTACCAAGTCCATCAGACGTACCAACATATAACGTACCGTCTGTATTGCGTTCAAACGACTTGTGACCAGCAGAAGGCCAACGAGTAACCCTGTACGAATTATTTTCTAATTTACCCTTAAGATCAAAACAATAAACAGTTGATTCACCAGGAAACGCGATTAGATAAAAAGAGTTTTCAGGACTGTACACAGAAGCTGTAGGTTGGCTTCTTGTTTCTATTACTGAAATTAATTCTGTCTTAATGTTTAAACTCAGGTCAGACAGCGGTAAAGATTTCTCTTGTATCGTTCGCCCCAAACTGCGTAAACCAGAAGGAGACATAAACAACACATCTGTACCAATATGCTGTACAGAGTTTCTACAGATGCACCCGACCCCCGCAACAGTGTCGTGAATCGCCATGCTTGCAGGACTAGAGGCTCCCGAATAAACAACTAAACTGTGTTTACCAAAAACAACTAAAAAATCGTTGTGAGCAGCTAATGCTCTAACTTCGTCGTATCCATCAGGCCATGCCTTAGATACATCTATAGAACCACTGGAGCCGCCAGAAAAATCTGCACCGTCCAAAAGATCTGACCAGTATATAGTCTGGCTGTCAGTTGCGTTGTCTACAATCCAGAGGCGTCCGTAAGCACCAATAGCCTCGTGACACTTCAGAGTTGCAGAGGTAGCGTTACCCTTTACTGTACTAAATGTTCGTAATCCTGTAGCGTTGTCGTACACCAAAGGATCGTAACCACGCTGAAAGAAGTACGCCTTGTCGTTAAAGTTTACAATCTTCCAGTTGTTAGCTGTAATCGTATACGATCCGGGCGTAGCGTCAGTCAGGGTAGTAGTCCCTGTCATAATCTTGTTGTTACCTGCAGTAAATACTACCTCGTTACCTGCGTCATCATAAAAGTAATGAATCTTATGTACATAATCAGTACCAAGAGCAGTCTTGTTTGTAGTAATTACAGAAATACCTTTACGCGCAGCGATACGACCACGCTTGTCAATAACAGCGTTATCCGCAATATCTGCAAATGAAGGGTCTTGTGCAATCGGAGAGTCTTC